GCGACACTCTACTACACTGGATAGAGACTCTGGTCCGCCATCGTAAGGTTGCTTCCAATAGACGGGCGTCACATTGACACCGTCAAAGGAGTCAACTCCGCAGGACTCTCTGAACTTTCCAGTCCAGAAAGACTTAGCTTCGTTGACCTTGAAGTACAAGACTTCAAGAGCTCTTACGAACAGCTCCCGACTGTCAGAAGGGATGACTATGTCATCCCCAAAGACGGCCACTTCCCGTTCGAGAGACTGAAAATCCCATGGGCTTAGACGCCTCCAACCGCGCTTGGTAGCGACAGCTGCAAGTGCTATGCTTAGGAAAATCAGACTCTCTACCGGAAAAGTGTTGGCGCTACCCATCGTTGAGAATTTTCTCAGCTTCACACAAGTTGGCGCACGAGGCGTCAATTTTTGTGTTACACGACGGGTACGAGACGCTCGCAGTGCTCGCAGCAATCCTGGGTTACCCCGGAAGAACTGCCCTGCGACGTGACAGGTGACTCGGTCCGATGCCGCCGAAAGATCGACGGTCGCGAGCGAGCCCGTTTCCGACCCTTCCGTACAGAGTGATTGGTTGAGTGATTGGTCGCGGAATGCGACGAATCGACTGAGCCAACTTCGTCTGGTACGGGAGCTAAAGTAGTCCCAGCTGTTTTGCTGGCACCACTGGTGCTCGGACGGTTCCGCGGCAATAAGCCGCGGTCCCGTAAAGGTCTTGGGAACAGCGATGAGGCGTGAGGACGGAATCGTAGATTCGATCCCCACACCATTTTCGCACCTGTCTGCCCAACTAGCATGATTATGAAAGCCACAATCAGCAAGAGGGTACTCCATTTCCAAAACTTCGGACCAATTGCGCCAAGAATACTTGTTGCAAATGGCCGTAGTTTCTGAAATAGCGCCAGGACCATGTCTGAACCTCCAATCTGCGGGCTGATAAGGCCCTAGGGTGGTGGTGACTATCCCCGACACAATGTCGAGGTTAGCCAGGAAGATCGACAGCTCGGCCCGCGTTAGCGGGTCGTACGTGTCAATCCGATCTCTTAACAGTTGTGAGTTACCAAAACCTTGGTAAGGCACTTCTGCATTGAGGTCGGAGGGAGACGAAGCCTCCCAGAACTGTTCAGGTTCTGGTAGCTGGCTGTCGGTGGCCACGAATTCAAGGACTTCGTCCTCGACTGCGCGGTCACTGCAGGGGAAAACAGTCTTCTTTCCTACCGACAGAATCTGCCGGAGAAAGAAGATGGCTTCCGTGCTGCAATCCTCCCTCAGAGATCCAGTCTCGTGAAAAACCATTAGGTAGAGTCCCCGAAGAAACTTCGGAATCACTACCCGACCAGAAAACCGGCTTGTGGCCGGTAAACCTGATCGATTGTAATGGCCGCCTGCAAGACACCTATCGAGGTGCTTGCAAACAGCTGGGAGGTCGACGAGATAAACTCGTATACCCCTTCGCTCCACGAGACTTTCGAGACGGGTGAGATCTTTCTCAAACTCCGCCCCGAGCGTCGGGAACGTGGCCAAAGCGTCTTGGAAGAGCGCTTTGTACACGTTGCTCAGCTCCCTAACATGGC